GGACGATGACGGCCAGCTCAACTGGCTGATGACGGCTCAGAACTATGAGTTCGTCAAGAAGGACGACCCGTACGTCCCGGAGGGCATCAAGCTCAACGCGGAGAAGAGATACCAGTACGGGGACCTAGTCCTGATGAAGTGCCCGCTGACGGAATATATCCAGCGGCGCATGGAGGCCAGGAAGTTGGCCGATGCCCGCGTGAAGTCCCGCAAGAACCAGTTCGACGAGGAAGTCATGAAGGACGGGGGCCAATCGCTTTCGGAGGAAGAGCTAGAGAGCTTGCTAGGCGACTGAGGTGCGCGCAGCCTCCTGCCAGGGTAAGGCAACTTTTTAGGAGGCTAACATGGCGTTCATTCCGCTCAACCCCTCGGAGGTTGAGACCGTATACGTGCCCGTTGCCACGAGCCAGACCATCGTCCTCGGCGACCTGGTCTATCTCAATGGCTCAAGCTACGCAACGATTTGCGGGTCCGACCCGACGCTCATCTACGGCGTCGCGGCGGAAACCGCTCCCTCGGTCACGGCCGACGGCGTCTACAAGATGGCCGTTTGGCGCATCAAGCCCGGCGTTCTTTTCACCGGCACCTGCTCGACGACCACGGCGGTCACCCAGCAGGGGGTTCAGTACGGCGTTGTCACCACGAGCGGTGCGACGACCGTCGACGTTTCAGACACCACGAACGACCGCGTCCTGGTCCATCGTCTGGACCCGCGCGACACGACCGGAACGAGTGGCGGCAGGCTCATCGTGAGCTTCATCACCACCAACATCCAGGGCTTCGTGGCTGCGTAAGGAGAGTTCAATATGCCTATCAGAGTAGGATTCGACACCACAACCAACAAGGAACTCTTCAAAAAGCTCATCGAGGAAATCTTCGACACCTGCGACCGCACCGCGCTCGTCGAGTACAAAGAAGTCTACAAGGACAAGAAGATTTCCGAAGAGTACATCAGGCTGCTCCGCATGGGCGGATTCACGGCGGCTGGTCAGGTCGACGAAGGCGTCAACATCCCGACCGACATTCCGAAGCTCGGCAGCACGAAGGAATTCTCTCCCACCAGGTACGGCCTCGGCTTCCGAATCACCGACCGGTTCGAACGCTTCAACAAGTGGTCGCTGGTCGAGGACTTCACCAAGAAGCTCAAGGTCGTCATGCAGGAGACGAAGGACATCGAGGTGGCCAAGCTGTGGAACAGCCCCACATCGACGACATGGGTCGGCTTCGACAGCCTGGCCCTCCTGAGCTCGTCCCACACGACCCTGAAGGACGCCTCCACGACCACGTACGACAACTACGTGTCCGCGGCTCTTTCGGTCACGTCGCTCCAGGACGCTCTCATCTACTTCGACACCATCATCGACGACATGGGGATGATAGACCCCCAGACTCCCAATCGGCTCGTCGTTCCTCCGCAGCTGCGGATGACGGCTGGCGAGCTGCTCAAGAGCGACGGGAAGCCCCACGAGCTGTCCAACACCATCAACCTGTTCCCGGACTTCGACCTCAAAATCTTCGTCTATCACAGGCTCACCGACACCAACAACTGGTTCCTGCTCAACACCAAGCACGAAGATTACGGGCCCAGGGTCTACACGGCCACCGAGCCAGACATCAAGGTGCAGGACGCTCCGGACACGAGCCGGGACAAAATCATCACGTCCCAGCAGTACTTCACGTACGGGTTCACAGACGCGAGGCAGGTCTACGGCTCGACCCCGAGCTGAGACATGATTCATCGCTTTTCCACCACCGCTGGGGGGCCCCCTTCGGGGGGCCTCCTGGCACCTCTTTCAGTAGGAGGTGGGTGGGTGAAAGAGGAGACCAACTAACATGGCTTTAACAACGACCAACGCAAACATGGTGCTGGCGGACCGCACCAACGCAAAGAGGCAGTCCCTGGGCATCCCGGCGGGACCAAACGCCGACGAGCCCGGATTGCTCGTCCTGGAATCCTGCAGCGACGCCAAGGCGTACTCGCAGGTCTTCCTGTGGGCGGATTCGACAGGGGTCCTTCGCTATCACACCTCGCTCCCGACGAACGAGGATAGCGACGGTTCGGTGCTGGCGACGACAGCCGATTCCAGCCTGCTCCGGGACCTGTCGAACATGATTGCCTCGTCCATTCCTTCGTCGCTCATCAGCGACACGACCCTGACCGACGACCTGGGCTCGTCCAGCATCTACTGGAACAACGCCTACATCAACAAGGTCTACGGAAACTCCACGGCCTCCATCGATGGTACGACGGCTGGCAAGTTCGTGGTCACGGGCGCGGTCGACTTCGGCGTCGCTGGCACGGGAGCGGACATCACCTTCTTCGGAGACACCTCGGGCTACGACATGCTCTGGGACTATTCCGCCGACGGGCTCCTGTTCAAGGACAACGCCAAGCTCCTTATCGGCACCTCCAGCGACATCACAGTGACCTGGGATGCCACGGACCTCATCATCGACGGAGCCGCGGCCAACACGGCCATCAAGGTCGGCTACACCAACAACCAGGACCTTTACATCTACGGTGCGACGGCGACGAACTACATCCACTTCAACACGGACGACACGGCCAAGGTCGCGTCCTTCGTGAACTTCGGCGTCAACTTCGCCAACGGCACCATCACCTACGCCACGTCCTGGTCGACCAACTCCCTGGTCCTGTCGGCCACCGACAACTCGGCGTCGAAAATCATCCTGGGGTCCACCGGCACGAATGGCTTGGATATCGACATCCAGTCTGCCACGGCCGGAGACCTAATCTCGTTCAACGCCGGAGCCAAGACCCTGACCTTCACCGACGTCGCTGGCATCTTCCTCAAGAACAGCGCCAGCTTCGAAGGGCTGGCCATTCCCTACAGCACGTCAACGGCCACGGGCGCGACGACCACGGGCAGCATCCACTTCGAAACGGACACCGGATATCTATCGGTGTACAACGGTGCGGCCTGGGTCAAGACGACACTATCGTAAGTTTTCAGCCGGGGGCCCTTCGGGGCCCCTGGCCATCTTCTACAAGGAGACATGATGGTCAAGACGATGAATCTGACGGTCGTGGAGAGGCTGCTTTTCGGGCTGCTTTATCCACAGCGGGGGAGCCTCAAGGACATGAGGATTGCCAAGGACTTGAGGCGCAAGGTGCTTATCGACGAAGATGAGCGCAGGCTCATCAACCTGAGAGAAGAGGGTGGGTCGCTCAGGTGGGACGTCGAGAACGTCAGGGTGCTCGCCCTGGAGCTCAACGACGAGGAAAGAGACTTCCTCAAGCGGCAGGTGAATCGCCTGGACGCGGACGAGGGGTTTGACCAGGACCTCGCGGTTCTGGCAGAACGCATCAAGGAGCTGTGACATGCTATCAAGACTCGGAATCACCAAGGAACAGGTCATCATCGGCGGCGCCTACGTCGTCTTCATGCTGGTGTTCTATTTCATCGGCATCAAGAAGGCCCCGCTTACCAGCCACTTTCTCGCGGCGGTCGTTCTGACGGGCGCGTTCTACGCCCTTGTCAGGCTCGTCAAGATGATGCTGGGCAAATAACATGCCCGGGCAGGTCCAGTCCAGGGTTCCGCGCCACTTCAAGCCGCTGGGGCAACCGTGGCGCAACTGCTACTCGGAGTCGGGGCGCATGTACCCGCAGTCCGAAATGACGGAGTACAAAGGGCAGTGGTACTGCAAGGAGCACGCTCGGACGAAGGTAGAGAAGGACAGGATGAACATCCCGGTGGAGATAGACGAACAAACCCCGTCGGGAGAGGCCCAGGGGAGCGACTACACGGCCGTCATCCCCGACACATACGGCAACACAGACAGAACGTAACGGAGGAAAAGTGAGAATCATCCCTATCGGCAGCAGGATGCTGGTGAGGCTATCGGATGCGGACAAGAGCGAATACAAGGGCAAGCTAATCATCCCGGAGAACGTCCGGCAGCGGGTCCGCGTGTTCGAAGTCGTCGACTGCGGGCCCATGGTCCGCAATTTCACGATTGGCGACAAGGTCCTCATCAGCTTCTACACCGGCATCTACATCGACCTCATCCACGACGTGGAGCCAGAAAATCTTCGCATCATCGAGGATGAGGAGGTCATAGCCAAGATAATCGAGGACTGAAATGGGCACATACACCTACTCCGACTTCAAGTCCAAACTGACCCGCGAGCTCTGGAACAGGGACGACGTTTCGACGCTGGTCGGAGGGTGGGTCAACGCCGCGTATATGGACCTCTGCACCAGGAACAGGTTCTGGGACGTCAAGATGCCACACAATTTCGACTTCCCGGAGCTGAACGTCTCGGAATCTCGGACCACGGCAGACGGGACGGCGTCCGTCGCCACGCCGTCGCAGGCGCTGTTCATAACGACGGTGTTCGACGATACGAACAAGCGGAAGTTGTCAAAGATGAGCCCGCGGGAATACTTCTCGAAAACAGACAGAGCGACGGCGGCGGCCGAGGGCCAACCAACCAACTGGACTCGGTATGGGTCGAACCTCTACCTGTGGCCAACTCCGGCCGCCACCTACTCTCTTTCCGTATACTACCGGAAGCGCCCGGCGGAAATGTCCGACGACCTCGACGTCACGGCTGTCGGCGCGGAGTGGGACGAAATCATCCTGAAACTCGCTGTCATTCAATCCATGATGCGCCTCAAGGCTTATGACGATGCGGCCAAGGAGAAGGCCGACTGGACAATGAAGGTCCAGGACCTCATCGGGATTTACGGCAAGGAAGAAATCGACCAGAGGCACCTGGCCGAAGTGGACATCGTGTACCACGATTGGGGGTATGGCGGTGGACGTAAAAAGTAAGGTCCTCACCCTGGTCGAGCAGCGCGTTTACAGGAATGACGCCCTCGGTCAATGGATAGACGAGGCTTTCAAGGCCGAGGACGAGCGGAGGGCCGCGTGGCAGACGGCCTTCAGGATTGCCGAAATGTACCCGGAGGTAGCCGACAAAATCCGGGGAGATTTGATAGATGCGGACACTCAGGAGGAAATAGAATGGGCATAACGAACAAGGGCAAGGCCGCTATGGCCAAAAAGCTCGGCGGGCTTTCCGCCGACGCCATGACATACCTGGCGTTCGGGGATAGCGACACGGCGTTCGCCAAGACGCAGAATGCGCTTGTCGGGACGGAGCACATGCGCGAGGCGGCCACGGTGGCCAGCGCCACGACGACCGACACGGACGACACGCTGCAGCTTTCCAAGAGCTTCTCGATTTCAAGCTCCATGACCGCCAAGGAAGTCGGCGTTTTCGACGCCGCAACGAGCGGGAACATGGGCGCAAGGACCGTGGTGTCGACGAAGTCCCTGACCAACGGAAGCACCTATTCGGTCGTCTACAAAATCATCGTAAGCGCCTCGTAAGGAGAGAAGCATGGCAAATTCACTCGGACAGAAAGTTTGGACGCTCGACACGGTCGGAATCATATCATTGACCCCGGTGGCGATAGCGCGCATCGATTTCATTCCGGCCGCCGACGGCAACACGGTCCTTATCAACTCCCATGCGCGTTATTCCGTCATCAGCGGGACGCGCAAGGACAACGTCGTCGGGACTGTCAGCGGGACGAACACGCTGACGTCTGCCGGGAACTTTACGGCCGACATCGACGACGGCGACATCCTGGAAATAATCGCTTCCAACGGGAGCACGAACAACATCGGGCAGAAGCTGGTCACGGGCGACGCCACGACGGACGCGGTCACCATCGCCGGGCTGACGGACGAATCGACGAAGATTTACACATATCAAGCCTACAAGGCGACCAGGGAGTTCTACGTGGTCGCCGACGGGACCGGAATCCACAACCTGTGGGCCGGGGAAGACGGAATCAAGTACCTGCCGTCGTTCCTCCTGGAAACGCTCACCGCCGGGACCCTGGTGGTCTATTTGGCCTAAATGTACAAGTACCTCATCCGCCCATTGGAGCACGGCATAGCCGCGCAGTACCCGTCCGTAGGTATTCCGGGGACATTCGCCCCGGCGACCAAGAACGTGCGGGTCTTGCGGAACAGCATCCGTAAGCGGTGGGGGTACACCAAGGACCGCGACCTCGGGGCCAACGTCGACATACAGGGGGTCGCCCTATACCAGAAACAGGACGGAACGAGGTCGACGATAATCCTGACCGACACAGACATCTGTAAGCGGGAACCAGCAACGGGAAAGACGTTTTCGTATCTTACGCCCATTTACTCGACCGGAACGACGACGTCGGTATCGGGGACGTCGGTGACCGGGAACGGCACGCTCTGGAGCGCCAATGTGTCGGCGGGTGACAAGTTCATTCTGGATGCCGACCATACGTCCGACGAAGAGCCGGACGCGAGCTGGCGGACCATTTCGACCGTGAACAGCGATACGAGCCTGACGCTCTCGGCGTCGTACTCGGGCGGAGCCAGCGGAGACTACAGAATACGCAAGCTCTACTCCGTTCCTTCCGGCGAGCGGTGGCAGTTCTGCTGGGTCGGGAAGGCTTCGGGGAACTATTTCGTAGCCGTCAATGGCTCGGAGAACGCCCAGTACTGGGACGGCGATGCCGCGACGATGGCCACGATAGACGCGACCTACGGGCAAAACGCCCGCTACTGCCGCTCGTTCGGGGACAGGCTCATCCTGGCCGACAAGAACGACGAGACGAACACTTACACCCGCAATCCGTTCCTCATCGGGTGGAGCACCATAAGCAACCCGGTAGACCTTGATTATTCCGACGACAGCTCGGCCGGAAGGAAATCTTTCACCGAAACGGGCGATTTCATAACCGGCCTTGGTGTTGCCGGGTCCACTCTAGCCGTTTTCAAGCGCGACGGCGTGCACCTTGGATACAGCACGGACGACGCCACGTGGCCGTTCAACTTCCCGGTCTTCAGGCCCGGGGTCGGCTGCATTGCCCCGTACAGCATCGTCGAGGCCATGGGCACGTGCTTCTGGCTTGGGGAGAACGATTTCTACCGCCTGGAGGGCGACCAGGCCATCGCTATGGGCGAGAACGCGATATACAAGATATACGACGTCATAAACGCCACGGAAGCCCAGAACTGCTGGGGGTTCGTCAATCAGCTGGAGCACGAAATCCTGTGGGCAGCGTCGTCTTCTGGCGGCACGGCCCAGTACGTCTTCAGCTATGACTACAAGTACAACGAGTGGAACATGGGTGAGCTCGCCGACTATATCTCAGCCGGTGGCATAGGGGACATCTGATGTCAGGAACGCCTACCGTACGCGGGTTGACGATAGACTCCGTCGAACTGCTGTACTCAGACCCGATATACGAAGTATCCTTATCGTGGGACGACGGCGTATGGGAATACTTCGCTGTCGAGCGCAACAGCGGCGATGGGTACGTGGAGCTCGACGGGAACGTTTCCGGGACAATCTATTCGGACGTCACCCCGGCGCCCGACGATACGTACTACTACCGCGTCAGGGGATGGGTAACAGAGACGGGGTGGGGCGGATATTCCAACGTCGTCGTGGCCCCGATTTGGCATTCCTCGGCTTCCGACACGGTGACAGATTCGGACATCGCGGAGATAGCCGGGGACGGCGCCGATTGGTCGGAAAAGACGGAAACTGCGGTAGCCACGGATTCCGTCATCGACGCGCCGGACTACTACGAAACGATAAGCGACACCGTTTCTCCGACAGACCAGGTCATGCACGTGCAGCTGGAGCAGTTGGAGTTGGGGCGCTTCATCGGCAACAAGAACGGCGAGCTTTTCCTGTACAGCTCCGATTACCACAGCGACGACGGGGCCACCATCCCCGCCTGGTGGGAATCCAAGGACGTCGACATGGACGACCAATACCCGCAGTTCGTGGGCAAGTTCAAGTACCTGCACGGCGTCAAGCTGCGCTACATCGACCTTGACGAGCACCAGGTGACCATCTACGTGTCCACGGACGGCGGGACCACCTGGGCCGACAACACCAAGACCATCGGGACCGGGAGCGGGATACCGAAGGAAAAGATATTCAATTTCTGGGTCCACGGGCGTACGTTCATGACGCGCGTGGCCCATTCGTCCACGGACAAGGATTTCCAATGGACGGACATCGAGCTGCAGTTCGAGCCAGCCGGTGACTACTTTGAGGTGGTCTGATGGCAACAGTGACGACGGTCCGGACCCAGAAGCAGAAAGAGCCGAATTACCCCTACCCGCCCAAGTTCAAGAGCCTTGAGGATGTGCAATCATACCTCAAGCTGTTGTACGCAGCTCTCAAGGAAAACAGGGACACCGGGTACGCCGGGAGCGTTTTCATGTCGTCGGACCCCCCGCAAGACTTCATCGGCAGGGACGGGGATATCTACATAGAGACAGAGGACTAACTGACAATTTTATGATAGAGTCATAGGAGGAAAGTATGGCTTCAGCGATTTACAACAGCTTCAAAAAGGACATCATGGATGGGACGCTCGACCTGGACACGAACACGCTCTACGCGCTGCTCTGCACCAGCACCTACACGCCCAACATCGACACCCACACCAGACGGTCCGACATCACGAACGAGGTCTCGACGACCAACTACACCGCCGGTGGGACGGAAATCACCGGCAAGAGCCTGACCAACGACACGACCAACGACCGCACCTACCTGGACGGGAACGACGTTTCGTGGGCGAGCGTGACCCTCACGTCGCGCTACTGCGTCGTCTACAGGTCGTCCGGGTCAGGGTCTGCGAGCGACCAGCTGATTTGCTACTTCGACTTCGGTTCGGACCAGACGGCCACAAGCGGCACGTTCACGGTCCAGTGGTCGTCCGCTGGCATCCTTCGCCTAAGCTAATAACGGCCGCCTAGTGGCCGAATTTTTCTATTAGGAGGACGGATGCCGTCTGTCATTATCGCCCTGCCGGTCATGCGGGGCCAGCTGGAGTCCGAGTGTCTGCATTCGCTCATGGCCGTGCGCAGGGACCTTGGGCTCAGGGGCATAGCGCACAACATTATGACCAACGAGTGTTCGGTCATATCGGCGTCGCGCAACCAGCTTTCCGAGTCGTTCATGAACAGGGTCGATGCCGACTATCTGTTCTGGCTCGATTCGGACATCGAGTTCCCGCCCTATGGCCTATACAGGCTCATAAGCAGGGATTTGGACATCGTCGGAGGGGTCTACTACAGGAAGGAGGCTACGGCGAGGCCGCTCGTCATGCGCCTCCAGGAAGACAACATGTTCACGACCATACTGGACTTCCCCACGGACAGGGTATTCGAATGCGACGGCATCGGCACGGGGTTCCTCCTCATCAAGCGCAAGGTTTTTGAGGCGTTCACGCCGGAGGCCATCAAGGAACTAGGGCCTCCGTTCGGCATCGGGTATGGGCCAACCGGCATGGAGGAGGGGGAGGACCTCTCCTTCTGCCGCCGGGCTCAGAAGCTCGGGTTCAAGATTTGGGCCGACCCCACCGTCCCGCTGAAGCACGTTGGCCGCTTCGGCTACGGGCGGGAGCAGTTCGAGCTCGCGCGGGAGTTCGAGAAGTGGAAGGAAAAGGCTCACGCCTACGACAACGACATCGACGGGTGGATGTCGCGCATGGAGCTGAACTGGCTCCTGGACACCGCGAAGGGAATGACCTCCGTGGTCGAGGTCGGGAGCTGGAAGGGGCGTTCCACCCACGCCCTGTTGACATCGGGGGCCAGCGTCACGGCTGTCGACACATGGAAGGGAACGAAGAACGAGCTGGCCGGGCCGCACAAGGAGGCCAAGGAGCACGACATCCTGGCCGACGATTTTCTCCCCAACGTGGGGGCGTTCCCCAATTTGACGGTGTGGAAGATGGATAGCCTGTCGGCGGCCGCGCGCCTCAAGGACAAGTCCGTCGACATGGTGTTCCTGGACGGGGACCACACCACGGAGGCCGTCCGCGCCGACATCAAGGCGTGGCTACCGAAGGCGCGCAAGTATATCTGCGGTCACGATTGGCAGCTGCACTCCGTCCAGGAGGCCGTCACCGAGGTGTTCGGGGAGCCGGATACCGCCGGGACGATATGGCTGAAGAAGCTAGAGGGGTAGATGGCCCTGCATTCCGCGTCGCGCAATGTCCGGATGGTGGCGTCGTGGGCTTCATATGATTGGCTCTACGTTGACAACGCCGACCGCATTATTGACTGGTCTACTGCCGGTATTAGCGGCGGCATACCAACATATTCAACATACTCTACCGTGTCTGGGCTTGTCGAAGATGATGCTGATTCCGCGGCGGCCAACAGTGCCGCC